GTTTCCCAGTCACGATCACATGCCGCATAATGCAGTCTCTGTGATCGCTGGATTTCTCCCTCGCCCAATGCAGCGGCTCTCCCGGATTGTGCTTCTCATTACCAGCCCACGAGAGGCGCGCCACCTCGATGAGCGCGTCAGGGAAGTAGTCGACGCAGCCTGTCGCAAGCGGGATGCGTTTTCGTGCTTGGCTGTCACTTGGAAGGCTCATTTGCTGAATATCCTCTTATGCAGGCGCATAGCGCATAGCGCGCCTGCGCCAGACCCCACGCCAATTGTTAGTACAAGTATAAGATCAAATCCGCGGTGTGCAATATTGGCGATGACAAAAACTTCAGCAAACGCCATAAGAAGCGACACAGGCATCACGGCCGCGTAGCGGTCAAATGCTACGTTCCGTTGCTGAAACGCCCGCAGAAATATAAAGATGAACGATGATAGCCCTGTCAGTACATAGATTATCACGTCCAGCTCCTTGTAGGGCCGCTAGGCCGGAGGCTGTCTATAGCACGCCTCAGCTCTTTAATCAGCCGTTCTGCTTCGTGAGCGGTCAAGCTCTCTGTGTAGTTGTACGGGCTTCTGGTATCCAGCTCAATCTCCACGAACCCGTCCTTGGTGCGTACATCCGCCATCACGCCATCACAATCTTGCGCAGGTCGACGATGCCATGCTTGCTGTTCCAGAACTGGAGCGTTTGCGTCGGCGGCTCCGGCCGCATGCGGAACTTCTTCGCGAATTCAGAGAAGCCGGGGAAGCTGCCATTCTCAGTAAACGCGTGGCAGTGGTGGAACGTGTGGAAGTGGCCAAGGAACACATGATCGATAATGCGACCCATATGCACCTGCTCCATGATAATCTTCTGCACGCCCTTGGCGATGTTGGCTACAGGGCCGATAAAGCCTGTGCCGCCGCCTCCGCCGATGTTATCGCCATGGGTGGCGAGCGCCGTCCGCTCGAAGATAGGGAACACGACATCCGGCGACTTGGTGAACTGGAATGTCACATTAGGCTCGTTGCGGAAGTGGTTAGCCAGCATGTAGTCAACCAGTGCATCGTAAGAGTGCTGCACCCGTTTCTTGGATTGCGGCTTCTTGGTGCTGCGGTCGTGATTACCGCCGCATACTGACTTAACGTCGACCTTGCCGAAGAACTCCACAAGCTTCTCGATGCCTGCGGCCTCTTCTTCGAAGACAACGCGCACCGCCTCCAGCGGCGTCAGGTCGTCGGTCTCCCGCAGCTCGTCGTGGATACCGCCGCTAATCGCGTCGCCTCCGCGCACATAGAGCATGCCGGGATATGTCCACGTTTTAGAGACGTGCTGGTCGGCGAGGTAAATAGCGGTTGAGATCAGCTCTCTGTACCGCTCGCGGAAGATAGGCGTGTTGTAACCCCGGCCGAACTCGGTTTCCTCTGAGTCGATCACCTCTCCCACCTGCGCATCCGACACAAGCAGGACCGGTATATGCTCGCTGTTGGCGACGGCGCGGGTCGGGAGCGTCCACTCGGCGGGCGTTGCGCCCGCCTTGGTTGCGAATTCGAACCGCGACAGCTCTTGCTGCAGGTTCTGTATATCGATCTGAGCCTGCCGCAGAAGGTCTTTGGTGTATGAGTGGCTTACCTTCTCCTTGGTGAGAGGGTTGTGCGCCTTGTCGAAATCCTCTAGTGTTTTCTCTGTCACTGGATCATCGCTTTCATTTCTTCGACCAGCTCTTTAGAACCGCCCCATACTCGCTTGGGGTTGCGGCCGCCGACATTGACGTAGTACTCCTCGAATTGGTCCCGGAAAGTAGCGAGGTCGGTCGTAGATATGCCGCATGTGCGGATGAACTCCACCTCGTACTGCCAGCCTTTCTTCCCGAGCTTCTTCAGACCCTCTTCGATCTTCTTCGGCACGACATAGTTCTTGTCATATGTAGCGCGGAAATCAGCCAGGCTCTTGGACGAGCCGGCCGCAGCCTTGGTGGATTTAGTGGACTTGGTCGTCATAGCGCATTCTCCTCTGTTAATAACTGCAGCTAATCTTTACTGCGGCTCCACTCCTTGCGCAAGGAGTGAGCCTCCTTTTCTCGTCTGTCGCGGCGAATAGTGTACCACGCCTGCAAGGCGAGGCCCGATACGCCGACGACTATGCCGATAATTACGCCGATTTCGTTCAATGTCAAGCCCGCAACCACAGCCGTTGCGCCGCCCGTATATGTCACAGCCGCCGATGTCTGCTCCGTTATCTTCATTTCTCTTCTTCCTTCAAGCTTGCTGAAGAGCCGCCAGCCTGCGCCAATCCAATAGCTGCAGACGTGTACGCCTGCCTGATCTTGGCTTCGCTTACGCCGGCTTTCCTTAACTCCTCAATAACCTGCATCGCGCCGCCCGGCCGTACAGACTTCTGCGCCATGCGCTTAGCCGCAGCAGGCGTTACCCCCAGCGTTCTGTTGTAAAGGCGGCGCAGTGCCGAGATCATAAACGGGCGGGACGTAGAGCCTGACAGGATGCCGATATCCGCCACAGCGTCGATAGTGGCCTTGTCCATCTGAGCCTTGCCTGCGCCTCTGCGGGCGGCGATACCGGCTACAGCGGCGCTGCGTGCGCGATCCAGCTCGGACTGCGCCGTCTTGCTCAGCGTACCCGCCTTATCGCCAAGTACCAATGACAGATTATGTTGCAGGTTCCTGTCTTCCGCCAGCGAGCGGGCGAGGCGTGCGGAGGAGTCGTTACCGCCTCGCGCCATATCCGCCATAGCTTGCTCTGCAACATAGGCCGCCTCTTTGGCCTGCGCCGGGTCCAGTTTCGCAACCATAGCCTGCACCTCAGCCGAAGTATCGCCGGCGGCTGCTGCCTTGCCGGTCTTGACAGAGGCGAGGCGTTTATCTGCAGCGGATAGCTTGGCTTCTGCGGCGTCTATGCCTGCGGGGCGTGGGTTCGGACGGATGCGGCGTGCGTCTCTTGCAGCCTTGGCGATGCGACGATTCAGCGCAAGGCGCTGCTGCTTAACCAGGGCGCGTGCGCGTTCTCTTACCTCGGCAGGGCCTGTCTTGGCGCGGTTCTGCGCGTCGACCAGCTTGGCGGCTGTATCGCGCAGCTCACGCGCGGTTTTATCACCTACACCCAGGCTGACCTTCTCGAAGAGATCGTCGTCATCGGCGAGACGCTTTGCGAACGCGACTGTGGCGCGTGGTGACTTCGCTACAGTCTGGATGCGGCGGGAGGCGGCTTCTTCGAAGCCTGCAATAATATCAGGATTGGCCAGCTCGGCCTTGATGGAGGAGAGGGTGTCTCCGGTCTTGGCGCTTGAGAACAGGTTCTCGCCCAGCTTCATGCCCTTAACCCGCTCTGCGTGCGACGCGAGCGTGGTGAGCGTGCGGTCGTAGCTCGGGACTTTGTCTGCCAAGAGAGAGCGTACTTTGCGCGCGCCGTCTGCGAACTCGGCATCGAATGCGCCTTTAGTAGATCCGGCAGCCAGAGATTGCCTAAGGTGATCGAGATCGTTCGCAGATACGACAATCGCGCTTTCGTTCTCGACGGCTTCCTCAAGCCGGCCGCGAAATACGGATTTGCCGGGCTCGTTGGGAGATCGCGGAAGGTGCGGAGCTGTGTCGTACTCCAGCAATGCCTTCGCCTCCTTCGGTGTAAGGAGCACATTGCGGTTCTTCAGAACGCGGCCGAATGTCTTGCTAGCGGCCTGCTGCCTGGCTTCTTCAGAGGCCGCTGTAGCCTTACGCCCCGCCGTTTTGATATTACCCAGCCTTGACGACAGATTGCCCAGCGCCGCATCTGCATCCGCGTTGCGCGCTGCTGTTTCCTTGTCGATGGCGCGCGCGCCGGTCTTGGCGACCGCGTCTACGCGATCTGCGGCTCTAAGGCGTTGGTCTGCTACGCGCTCCTGCGCCTCCTGCCGCGCCTGCCTCGTTGCTTCTGCATCCGCCTTGCGCAAGCCTGTGATACTGGCCTGCGCTTCCTTCTTGGCGCTTTTTGCCGCCTCTTCTGATACCTCTACTGTTGACGCAATAGCGCGCGTAAGGCGGCCTCCGCGGCCGGAGATAGCCTCTCCCCTCCGGATCGTGACTGGGAAAC